TCCAACTCATATACTGACAAACGAATTGATAAATTAATTGATACCTATTTTGATATCAAAAAAAATAAAGACCTTTTAAAAGGATAAAATAAATTGGAACCCTTGTGATTTTTTTTACTATGAATAATAAATTTAATATTGCGGTAATCGCTCACGACAACAAGAAGGCCGATATGGTTGCCTTTATTATGAAGAGGTTGGACTTCTTTAAACGTAGGGCTAACATTTATGCTACAGGTACCACAGGTAAACATATTGAGTTTGCTGGTGTTAAAGTGAATCGTTTACAATCAGGACCTATGGGTGGTGACGCTCAGATTGCCGCCAAGATTGTTGATAAAGACATTGATTATGTAATCTTCTTTATTGACCCATTATCGTCTCATCCACACGAAGTAGATGTACAAATGTTGTTAAGGATTTGTAATGTGACCGATACACCAATCTCAACTAACTACTCAACGGCAAGTATTATGATAAAATATTTGGAAACTGAGGAAGTTTAATTTATCTTTGTCGAAAATATAATATATGAAAAAATTCTTTAATTGGTTTTGGATAGTTGTGTATATCGTTATACCTATCTACTTTATTTTTACTTTAGTGTATTCAATGTCTAGTGGGATTAAAATTACCGAGTTACTTGATTACGATTGGTGGTTATTCTTCTTTGTGTTTGAAATGTGGGGAATGAATGTCGGTAAAGTAAGGTTGGACGAAGCTTTTAATAATTTAAAAAATAAGTAAAATGATACATAGAATTTATTTGGATGATGTCCGCACACCAAAGGATAAGGACTGGTTGGTTGTAAGAAACTATCACGAGTTTGTTAATTTGGTTCAGAAATTAGGTTTGAAAAATATCGGAACTATTTCTTTAGACCACGACTTGGGTGATAGTGCAATGTACGAATATCATACAAATGTATCACCTAACTTCAAGTTGGATTATAGCAACATTAGTGAGAAGACAGGATACGACGCCGCTAAGTTCTTGGTAAATGAGTTTTATTCTCAATATCCTGAAAGATTGGAGATGGGTTATTTTGACAAGAAAAAAGAACCAGTAATGTTTCCAATTGTTTTGACTCACTCAGCTAATCCAATTGGCTCGGCAAACATCATGGGTTACATCAATAACTTTTGGATGAACGAAGGGAAACCACAAACCTGTGCAAGACACACAATACCACATACCGTATGATAATAGAGGTTAATCTAACAATTGAACAAAGATTAGGACTCATTCAAAAAACTGATAAGAACTTTGATATTTTAGATATCGGAATAGGTCCTGTTAATATTCATGAGTGGATTAACCAAAATTATCCAAACATACCAAAAATTGCAATTGCTTATATAATTTAAAAAAAATAAAAAAATATGCCAAATTTCACAGCTTACAATGTTGATGTTGATGTGGACATTGATGTTGACGAATTTCTATCCTCTTGTTCAAAACGGGAGATTAAGGAAGTAATTAATGCTCTAATTGAGGATGGTCATCTATCCAAACACCCACTCATTCCTGGTTATGATGATAAGTTGGGTAAAATGGAGGAAGAATTTGTGGGTAAACTTCATACCTTATCATCCAAGTACTACTCAATGACTGAAGATGAACTTGAAATGATTAACAACCTTTATAACAAATACCGATAAACTATGTTCTACTTAATTAAAGCATTCTTTTTAATTTGTTTTATGGTAGTTGTATTCGGAATTATCATATTAATTATTGGAGAATATTTGACTGGTAAGTTTAAAGATAGTAAATTTGCAAAGTGGTGGAAGAATAATGTGATAACACAAATGCCTGAAGATTATGAGGATTAAATATGCAGATACTTTCTTTGAAAGTTTTAAAAGAATGGTTAACCGAGAAAGATGGTACTGGAAACTATGGGACTTGTTTAGATATGATATCCCAAGATTTTTCCGTAATCTTTGGTTGTTTCGTAAGAACCTATGGAACCATACTTGGTATAATGGTGATAGTTCAGTTTTACCATGGGTGAAAACTGCCGTTGATGACATGGCTTGGAGAATTGAAAAATACGGACACGAGGTTGATGAAAGTCGTATGAAGAAAGTTGCAAAGATGAGTCGACTATCTTATTTGATTGATGTTTGTGTTAAAGATGAATTCATAGACGAAGCCGAAAAAGAGTTAGGATTTAAGTATGTTTATTATCCATTTGAGTTTGAAGAAGTTTTGGGTAACGACAAACTATACGAATTAAAACAAACCGAAACTCCTGAAGATAAGGAAAATAATTCCAAACTTCTTAATCGTTCACACGAAATTCAAAAAGAATATTGGGAAGAGTTATGTGCAATCATCAAAGGTCCTGATTATGATGTTATGAGAGCATCTGACGAAGATTGGGATAAATTATATGATGGAAGTGATTTAAGAGCTTGGTGGGATTAAAAATTATTCGTATATTTGTGAAATGAAAAAGATTAATGTAACATTACTATCAGACACCCACACCAAACATATGAATGTTGGGATACTTGGTGGTGACTTGATTTTACATAGTGGTGACATTATGAACTCAGGTTATGACCCTGAAGATTTATATGAGTTTTTACAATGGTTCAGTGAATTACCATATAAGATGAAGGTGTTTATTCCTGGAAACCATGACCGATTGATTGAGAATAAACCTTGGGATGCTTGGAAGATGATTAACGAGTTTCACGATAAAGGTGTTCGTTGTTTGATTGATGACTTCGTTGAGTTTGAAGGATTAAAGATTTATGGTAGTCCTTGGCAACCTGAGTTTTACGATTGGGCTTTTAACTTACCAAGAAACGGAAAGGAACTTGAAGAGAAGTGGAATGCAATTCCTGATGATACTGATATCTTGTTAACTCACGGACCGGCTTGGGGTATCTTGGATACCGTAGTGAATCGTCGTGATGTAAATCTTGGATGTGAATTGTTGGCAAAAAGATTTGAAACTTTGAATCCTTTGCTCCATCTTTGTGGACACATTCATTCGGGATATGGGTATGTTGAAAAGAACGGAACCCACTTCTTCAATGCATCTGTATTAGATGAAAGATACCAATACACTCAAAAACCTTTTGATATTACAATAGATTTGGAAACTAAACAATTAGATATATTATGAACGGATTAACTAACAGACAATTTGCCTTGTTGATGGCAATTGAAGCCCGAAAGATTAAATTTCAGGGTGGTATTTACGACAACGCTGAAGATTTTTATAATTGGTTGGAAGAAAAAAACAAAGAAAACGAAAAATAATATGAGAAAGTCAACAATTTATGCCTTTATGTTATTCGGAGCATTAACACTTATGGCTTGTATGGTATCTTGTACAGATGCGACACTTAGTAAAGTGGGAGGTTATGGGGATACCTTTACTATTAAAGTATTGGGACCCGATACGGTAATAACCTACCACTCAACAGGTAAGGTTATTAGTGAGGAGCATAGTGATGGTTATTATTTTACTAATGCTGCGACTGGCAAGCTAGTTGAAGTGAGTGGTAACGTTATAATTGAACAGGACTAATGTTATCACTTGGATGTTTACTTGCAGGGATATGGACAGGGATGTTCATATCCTTTTTTATAACTAAACCTTTATTTAAAAAAGAAAAATAATTATGAACAATTTAAGAGAATATATTGTAAAACAGATTGGAATTTATTCCAAACTTAAAGAAAGAACTCAAGAACAACAATACTTTCAGGGAATGGTTGATGGGTTACAAGAAGTTTTAGTAAAAATTGATGGAGACATTAATCCTTTTTAGTATCTTTGTAAAATGATTGACAATTTAGAACAAATAAAACAACTATTGAATTTTGAAAACGAGGGTGACTTCTATATGCTCTATGTCTTCAAAAGAAAGAAAGACCAACCTGAAGGTGAGAGGGATAATCACCAGTCGGTGAGGACAATCAAAACTTATTGTGTTGATAGTATTGAGTATTTGGAAAAACGATACGATGAGATTAAACAACTTTGTGAAATGTTTAAGGCTCGTGCATACATTCATGTTCAGAAACAAAACCATAAAGATGTTTCATTAGAGATGATGATGTCTTTGGCAGAAAGAATCAGAAACGGACAACACATTCAGAAAGGTTTGTTTGATTCAGTTGTTGGGCAAATAAAGACCCACGAAAAAAGATGGGTTTGCGATATTGACAATAAAGATGATAAATACTTGTTAAATGTAATGAGTGTCATAAATAGATGTAAACCTGAAGGTAATAAGATTTACAAAACTATCCCTACCAAAGACGGGTATCATTTGATTACCGATAGATTTGATGTTATAGAATTTATGAAAGAATTCCCTGAAATTAGTGTTCAGAAAAAAAATCCTACACTTTTATATTTACCTAGTGTTTTAATGTGATGACTATATTTATATAATATAGTTATTCCGAGTGACTATAAACAAAAGAATTATTTACCCATTTTACTCCATTATTGCTCGGAACAATATGGGGTAATTTGGGTTTTTTTATGATAGGAATTTATAAAATAACATCCCCGAGTAATAAAATATATATTGGACAGTCAGTTGATATATATAAAAGATTTGAAATTTACAAAAAATTAAAGTGTAAATCACAAACTAAATTATATTGTTCATTTATTAGTTATGGTGTTGATACTCATAACTTTGAAATAATTGAAGAGTGTAATATTGAGTTATTAAATGAAAGGGAAAGGTATTGGCAAGAATATTATAATGTGTTAGAAACAGGGTTAAATTTGCTTTTAACGAAAACTAATGATAAAAGTGGGAAATCATCAGATGAAACTAAACTAAGATTAAGAACTTCTCATTTGGGTAAAAAACAAACTCCTGAATTAATTGAAAAAAGAATAAAAAATCTAAGAGGTGTTGAAAGGAGAGAAGAAACCAAAGAAAAAATTCGTAAAAAGTTATTAGGTTCTCAAAGACCTAAAGAAGTTATTGATAAGATAAAAGGGTATAAACATACTGATGATGCGATACAAAAAATGAGAAAACCTAAAGGTCCTCATAAAAACCCAAGAAAACCATATAAAAAGGAAAAATGTTCTGTTTGTGGTAAAGAGGTGTCAATCATTGCGATTAACCGTAATCACAACCATAATTGTAAATTCAATCAAAGTTAGAGATAATTTATTTGGAAATATAAATAATTTTTAATATTATTATAACATAATTAAAAAATACTTAAATTATGTTAGTATCATTTATCATTATTTTTATACATTGGATTGCCGACTTTGTATTACAAACTGACTGGCAAGCCCAAAACAAAAGTAAAAACAATTTTGCTCTCTTGAGTCACACGTCAAACTATTCTTTGGTTTGGTTGATACCAATGTGTTTCATATTTGGTACCTCCAAAGAAGGCGCGACGACTGAATGGATTGTTTGGAGTTGTCTTTATTTCGGTATGATTACTTTAGTTTTTCATACCATTACTGATTACTTTACAAGTCGGTTGAATAGTAAATTATGGTCCGCAGGTAAAGTCCATTACTTTTTTGTAAGTGTTGGTTTTGACCAAGTGTTACACTACGGACAATTATTTTTAACTTATCATTATTTGTTAAATCGTTAATTTTTATTATCTTTGTCAAATGGAAAGAAAGTTAGCCAGTATTAAAAAAATTACAGATATCAGTCCCATTGAAGGGGCTGACAAGATTGAACTTGTAACCGTTGGAGGTTGGAAGGTAGTTGCCGCAAAAGACGTAGGTCATAAAGTAGGTGATATGGTTATCTACTGTGAGATTGATTCATTCTTACCAATCAAAGAAGAGTTTGAGTTCTTACGTAAGACATCTTACAAAAAAATGTCGGATGGTACTGAAGGTTTCAGATTGAAAACTATTAAACTTCGTGGTCAGGTATCACAAGGTTTGATTTTACCTATTAAGGAACTTCCAATCGCACAATTTGCAACTGGTAGTAATTTACCTGAAGGTATGGATGTTACCGATATGTTGGGTATTGTTAAATACGAACCACCCATCCCTGCTGAACTTGCAGGTAAAGTTAAAGGGCAATTTCCATCATTCTTGCGTAAAACAGATGAGGAAAGAGTTCAAAACTTGACAAAAGAATACGAAGAATATAAATTATTAGGTCGTAAATTTTATGTGACTGAAAAGTTAGATGGCTCATCTGCGACTTACTACATTAAAGATGGTGTGTTTGGTGTTTGTTCTCGTAATTTGGAATTACTTGAAACCGAAGGGAATACTTTTTGGAAAGTTGCTCGTGAGTTAGATTTGGAAAACAAAATGAGAGACTTCGGAGTTAATGTCTCATTACAAGGGGAGTTAATTGGTGAAGGAATTCAAGGGAACCCTTACAAAATAAAAGGTCAAACTGTGAGATTCTTTAATTTGTTTGATATTGATTTACAAGTGTATCATTCTTTAGCTCATTTAGGTAGAGCTCTTGGTATTATGGGTCTTAAAATGGTTCCAATTGTTGATGAGTTCTTTGAGTTACCTGAAACTATTGAGGAGTTGTTGAAGTATGCGGAAGATAAATCAGTATTCAACTCAAATTTTGACAGAGAAGGAATTGTTATTCGTTCTAATGATAGAACAATCTCATTCAAAGTAATATCAAATAAATTCTTACTTAACGAAAAATAAAATGAAAAAAATTATCTTATTGGCGGTTATCGCATTATCTTTATTCTCCTGTTCTAGTGAAGAACCACCTGCTGATAATAGAGGTGAAAATATTGAATCACCGAAAGAATCACCATATCCTAACAAAGAAATGGTGGTGATTGGTAAATATAAAATTGCCGCAGGGTGGATGTATGTTTATCGTATTGATAGTGATACAATTTACGTTGTTGAAGGGAAGAGCTCGGCATTTCCAGTATCAATTCAAATAAAATAAAAAATGGTAGAAACATTAAATTTAGTAAATCCCAAAGATGGATTATCTTGTGGGTATGAGATTAGTAGATTTCCTGATGGACAACAATCTCTTAAAATTGTTGAGAAAAATTACTACACATTGAATATGTTGAAAGAACAAACAAATTCAATTACAATTAAATCAAGGTTAAATACATTCCAAGACCTTGAACTTATAATTTGTGCCAATCAGGCATTAAAGGAAATTGGGGTTAAAAATGTTAACTTATATATCCCATATTGTATTGGTGGTAGAAGTGATAGGAAGTTTGGTGATGGAGGTTTTAATTACATTAAGACGGTAATTGCACCAATCATCAATTCTCAAAACTTTAATCAGGTTAGAGTTATGGACCCTCACTCTGATGTATTAGAGGCGTGTATTAATAATTTTAAGAAAGAAACTAATTTCAAATTATTAATGGAAGCAATGACTGATGTTGCAACTAGTGATAGTCCTAATGATATATGTTTAGTATCACCTGATGCCGGAGCTTATAAGAAAGTTTTTGATGTGGCTCAATGGTTTGGAATTAAAGAAATT